CTCCATACGGCCTCGAACTGGGAAATTTCAAAAATCACTGTTAGTTCTTGACATCCCTTAAAGGGAAGAGTATTATAGACTTAAGTTTTGAACCGTCTCCCTTTACGTTTCAAAAATTTTTTACAAGGGAGAAAATCATGAAATGGGTTGTATTTGTGGTTTTGATGTCGTCTGAGGGTGACTTAGAAAAAATGTTCAATGGTGGGCCTGGATGGGATGCTCTACACAAATGTAGAGAGTTTGTTACAGCAAGCACCCCTCTCATTTTAGAAAATATTGAACAAAATGGATTATTAGATAACGGCAACACCTTGTTAGGGATAGGTTGCTATGAGAAAAATTTAGCTCATGAAGAGCTAGTCATATTTTAAGGAGACCTAAATGGCAGATTTTGAAAGCATTTCGATTAACTCTATTAAAGACTTTATTGAGAATAAAAGAGTTACACCGATTACATTTGACACAGGTGTTTCAGTACCTGAATCAACAAAGGCAAACATTTTAGCAGCTGTAGCAAATGTTACACCTGCTGGGACTGAGTTTCTTTTTAGGGTGAACGAAATGCCTTCTGAGATGCAGACTCAATTAGCTGTTTGGGCTCAGTCTAGAGAGGATAGGATTACTCAGTTTATTTCCGATGGTGGGACTGTAAATGCTAACCTAGTTGCTGATAACTTTACTTACTATGCTGAGCTATGTAATACCGCTCCTCTAGCTTTGTATTGGTCAGTACCTACAGCTTTTTCAGAGGACATGTATGACAACTGTATGACAGTAGATACTGACTTAAAAAAGACTCAAACAGTTTGTATTCAATTAGGTATGGCTCTTGCTACTGCTCAGTATGTAGCGGCTGAAGAAGGTTTTGACGTTGCTTTTAACTGTAATCTGCCTCAATCTTCTCAGGTAGGACTAGCGGGCTGTCCTATTGGGTCTTTAGGAACCGTTGATCCTGGAGAGAACGTGGCTTATGTTCCTGAAATTGTAACTTTCATTGGCAAGGCTGATAAAGTAAAGAATCTAGAGCTATGGACAGGCAGAAGCGGGGGATCTTTTGCGGATCGCTCTGAATTTAGAGGGTATGTAAATCAATATCGTTGGGATAACGCTGGTGCTAACAATATTGTTAACACACACCAACTTGATGATTTAGAAGGTAGTTGGTGGCGAATAAATCCAACGTTTCCTGACACAAAGTGGACTTATAAAGGTATAACTTGGAATCTTAGACACGAGACAGATGGTAGCGGTAACTACTGGTGGGACGGCACTCATCCAACTGAGTATGATTCAACTACCGGTATTCCAAGAGATGCTGCTAATGCCACTCTTTGTATTGACTCATCTTGTGTATATCATCCAGACTATTCTCCCCATGAAACTGAGTTTAATGATAATATCCAAGACTATTTACCTACCGTTAACGCTGCTTCACTTTGGTTTGAGATTAAACATATTTACAAAACAGAAGCTGCTGTGAAAGAAGCTATTGTTGATTGGTATGGTTATAAGGAAGTTAGAACAGCAGAGTATGATGGTATTGTTGCCAACAACGCTACTGTCGCAGAACAAATTACAGCTATTTGGGGGTAAAATTGGCTTTTACGTATGGACCTCTTGTTTATATAACAAGTACAGATGATGAACAGTCAGGAAACTATTACTGGCCTGGTACTCCACCTGTAGGTTATGACGATATTGGTATTCCAATTGATGCTGACGGTAATCAGTGCCTACCTGGAGAGTCTATTCTCCATCTAAATCATGTCCCAACTGAGACCGAGTATTGTGAAGTTATAAAAGATGACTTACCAACTATTGCCTCTTGTAGACAATGGTTTGATGACAACTTTTTAGTAGTTACAGATTGGCAAATTTGTAAATGGATTTTTAAGTGGTACTGGTGGAATCATCGTTATAATATCCCTTTCCAAGAACTTCAAGCCAGGGCTGGGTCTGTAGAAGCTATGATGAGAGAGATATGGCCAGACGTACAGAAATCGTAAACTACCTAGCTGACAAACTTCGTTTGATCTCTCAAGAGAGTGGATACAACACAACAGTTTCACAGGTGCATCGATCATACAAGTATCTAGACGATATCAATGACTTTCCCACTCTTTGTTTAGGAGTGACTCCCCGTGAACAGTTTGATCAATCTCAATCTCAGTCTCCCCTTAAGTCTCTTACCATGACCATTCGTGGATACGTACACACCGCAGTTGAAGATTCTCTTCAAGACTCAGAACTCCTTGCTCGCGATGTTGAACAGGTTGTTACTGCGTTTGCTGATGCATCGTCCAACCTTGAGGTGCATCGTTCTCAAGTTGTCACGCTTGTCACAGATGAAGGGCTATTCTCACCATATGGAATTTGTGACGTAGGAGTGGAGATATACTATGCCGACTAGACGTACACAGATTTTAGAAGCACTAGTAGACCATCTAGTTGCTAACACAGATGTAGACGCAGGCAACTGTCAACGATTTTGGGTCTATATGCACGAGATAAATGACTGGCCTTTTATCGCGATGCTCCCCGAAGGGGAACGGCGACAGCACCGGTCTGACGGGCGTAAACTAGCCTCTCTAGAGGTGCTCATTCGTGGATACATTTATGACGGAGACGATCCACAGACTGCCGCTGAGACTCTAGGTCGGCAAATTGAAACTGCGATTGACTCATTCACCCCTCTCCATCGAGCATTTGAGGTAGAAGAAGCTCGTGTCACAGCTCTTCGCATCGACGAAGGACTGTTTAAGCCTTATGGACTAGTAGACATGAGCACACAAATTTTATATGAGGTGTAATAATGAAACATGATAACACAACCGCCGTTACCACAACTGTTGATGCGCTCAACCGCAGCTTAGAGGCTCCGCCTCTTGACCCGGTGATGCTGGCGCTCGCTAACGATTACTTATCCGGTAAAGGCATTGACGAACTTGCCGATGAGTATGGCATTAGCGAGGATCGTGTCACATCCGTGATTGAAAAGAAAGAGGTGAAGAACTATATTGATTCAGTGTTTGCGACGCAAGGATATCTTAATCGTATCAAGCGCATCAACCTAATCAATTCAGTGATCGATCAAAAAATCCAAGAAGCTGTAGAAACAGGCATCTACTCGAAGAAAGACCTTCTTGACTGGATGAAGCATCTACAAGAAGTGGAAGCCTCCCTCAAGCCGAAGCAAACAGGCCCTGCAGTGGCAGTTCAAATCAACAACTATGACAAGCTCATGCGGGATCTCATGGAATGATTACACAACGCTGTAGAGACCACTGTGCATCAGTGGGAGAAACACCCCTGCAACACCTCCGTTCCGCACTCTGGGTCGCTGCACAACTGCAATTGTTGGTTGTGGCGGTGACAATCCACGCCTTTGTTCCGCGTTGGTTTACTCATACAGCTACTCGTTGGATGAGGCGTATCGTTGAAAAGAGACAGCATGACAAGCACATGGTTGATTGAATTCGTCAAGCTCATCCATCATCATAACCGGATGAGGACATCATGGCGTGAGAGAGAAAAAAATTTGCGAGCGCTTCGCGCTCGGTTTAGTCAATGAGTGACGCACAGCCCGGCCTCGTCGATTGGGTGCTGAGTCACGCTACCTACATCACTTGGCCCTATTTTGGGTTTGGAAATGTGATGGCTCGATGCATCTTAGATCACGCCGAGTATAGTTATATGCCCGACTGGAACTACTGGGGATCTAACCTTGCTCCTCTTGATATTCCCGGCTCAGCTAAGACAGCCACTTGCACCGCTTGGAGTGGCGGAGAATACTACACTCTAGCTCATTTTGGAACCTTAATCTCACTTTGTGATGGCTGGACTAATCTACGAACAGCTGTGACCGAAGGCTTGCGTGGCATCAAAGATGAGAATACACAGCGTTGGTTGGCTCATGCAGTCAAACGCGACTCACGCATTCTAATTCCCGTTGGAGGCCATCTTGGAGCTAACTGGGTTTCTCAACACACTCAACAACCTGTTATTGCTTTAACTTGGCAAAATGCTGCGTTAATTGATACACGTTGTGTTCACGATTGGAATACAGCTGAGTCTATGACAGATCACTATCACCATTTTGTTACACCTCGACCTCATGTGTTAAGAGTTCCTATAGAAACGTTCATCTATGGAGATGCTAACAGCTGGTTTCCTCTGTTTGGACAAATTTGTGAAGCAGTGCATATCAAAACGCCACATCCTGAAAGAGCCCGTGCCTTTTGTTTGTATTGGCGAGAGAGAGTTGACCGTTTCATAGCAGTGGATAAAAAAACTTATGCTAGTAATCGGTGATTCATTTTCTTACTCTAGAGATAGCGATGCGTGGTGTGCACACTCATCATCCTTAGCACAACCTGGTTGGTCAAATGTAGAAATTTGGCAAACACTTCGACCTCTTGAGTTGCAACCAGCTGTAATCCAGTTGTCAACACTTAACCGTATTCCCCCATCAATAGCCTCAACAAAAGGTAAAAATCCTGATCAGTTTCGAAATGCTTCGCTACACACTCTGAACACACGAGCAGCTCAATCAATTATTGCTCGTTGGAAATCAGTTAGCATTATTTGGTCTCCTTGGCCTGACTATGAAACTTGGGATGATGTGTTATATTGGGAAGATCGTGAAGAGTGCGAGTTGTGGTGCAGCGATAAGCCTCTGTTAGACAATCATCTAACTCGGCTGGGCAATGATAGGCTTAAACTGTGGCTACAACAACAAGGAGCTGATCTATGATAGTAATAGCTGGAGACTCATACTCAAAAGCTCATGATATATCTTGCATGCCTCATCCTAAGTACTCTTGGGCAGGCAACATGATTAGAGCTCATGGAGGATATGGCATAGCTGTTCCAGGATCTAACAACTTAGACATTTTAGACAGGCTGTTGCCCTATAAAGACTTACAGTGTCCCTTTATTATCAACTTTTCTCACTTGGTTCGAGGGTCTAATAGATTTAAACACTCTTATAAACAGTATAGCACCGCAGTGCTTAAAAAACTGAATCTAGAAGCCGCACGAAAAACTCAAGCACTATTTGGAGATCGTGCTCTATTTTGGACTCCTTTTCCTGGGTATGAAGATGAGCCTGGAGTTCAGTCAATCATTCAACTAGAAGATGATGAGCTGTGGTTGAATCGAGATAAAACAGGTAAATTGACTGGATTTAACTCTCTTTTAAACAGTGAACTCAAAGTGCTGGGCAATCATTTAACTCGTAAAGGTAATGACTATTTGTTTGATCGATTTTCTGACTGGGTAACATCTCATCCATTGTATGAAAAGAGTGAACCTATACTATTTACTGATGAAGATTATAACACAGGTGAACAACAGGTATGGACCAATTTAAAAGACTAGTGGCCTATGGATGCTCACTTACTGCTGGGACTGAACTAGGTGATCATATTGCTATGGACATCTCTATTGATGAGTGCAATGAGTTAAAACGTAAAGTTCCTCTTAAACAGTGGCGACGGTTTGAAAAGCAGTATAAACTAGAACAAGCTGGGTACTACAGATCGTGGGCAGGGCATCTCTCTAACCATCTTGCTTTAGAACTCGATAATAGAGGAGTAGGAAGTGCGTCAATTGATCAATGTTTGCTTCGTATGAAAAACTCATTGCACAATTCAGAAGATTTAGTTATAGTAGGATTAACTTATATACAAAGAGCTTTGATTTTTAATCAAAGTACATACTCAGTAATTAAACATCAAGATTTAGAAACTGCTTGTTGGAATTACTATAGAGCTATTGAACAAATGATTCCTTATGTTCACTGGTTCGTTCAAGTAGCTGATACAAAAAGTTCTACAGCATGGAAGTATTGTGAGAACAAAGAGCTAAAACAATACTGTAGATCAGTTTGGGAGCAGATAGCTCCTTGTTATATACCAGTAACAATACCGAAAAATATTACCGTGCTAGGCAACGGACATCCTATGGAAAGCTATCATATGCATATAGCTAGACAGATGGCAGAAAGGATAAAAAATGAGCAAACAACCACGTGATGATGGCAATGATCCTATTCCAGTGTTAGGTTTGAGACCTAATTGTGGTCATCAAGTTCCTCATACCACTTCTTCTAACACTTCTCCAGCTATTTCTAACTCAATTCGAGTAGTTTCTTTATATTCTACTACAGATTGTTTTATTGAAACTGGAGATGTTACTGTAAGTGCTAATCAAAGTAACTCTCACTTTTTACCTTCTGGCT